ATTTATTATAGTCAGCCGAAGAAATCTCGGTTCCATCAGATGTTATAAATGCTTTTACTTCTGTCTCCCCTATATCATTACGGAAGATGTTTCCGTTAGGGGCTACAATATCAACCATTAGGTTAGGCAACCCACGGTCATAAATTAATACTGGGTTAGACCAGTTATCAGCAGGAACCTCTTGAGTGTCCTCTGTACCAATAACAGTGGTCTGTATCATGAACACATAACGACCAGTTGTAGGTAGGTCATCGCTCCAACCATTGAAGTTAGATGTGGAACCCACTGTAGTAACTAGGTCACCAGTCTCGAATGTATATGTTGTGGAAACGTTTATATCTTCTTCGGGGGGGAGTGTCTCTACTTCGGAACTCTTGTATATGAGAAGATTCGCTGTACCTGATCCACCATCTGGGTCTATACCATCCAGTTGTACAGTTATCTCATCCTCTACAATCTGTTTGAGGTCTTCGGCAGATATACCACCACCTCCACCTAGAGAAACTAAAGTGTACAGTTCAGCAAAGTTGTCGTTAATCTTTTGGCTCGCATTGCGAAGAGTGTCACCTTGACCATCGTTCGCAGCACCACCCGTATTAAGTATTTGTCTAGACATCTGAGTTCCCTATTTATTTAGTCTAAGTATTTATAAACTATAGATAGTCATCGCCATCTAAGGTTTCGTATCCTGAAGACATGTCTAGGTTCCCGTCATCCAGTGACGCAGCTTTAACACTGACCCAATCTGCAACAGTACCATAGTCGTTCATAAGGTCTTCTAGGGAGACATTGGTGAACCTGTTTAGAGTCTCTAGTGAACTAATAATGATTCCAGTATCCACCCCATCTTCTTCCATAGTCAATAGATTGTATCTGGAAGTAATTGCGGTTGGTAGAGCAGTACCCTGAATCGCAATTGGATAGTTAGGTATTTCTAGTGGGTCAGTCGTAACACCCGCACGTAGGTTGATGTCCGCAATACCTTGGGTCTCAACTTCGGCAGATAGATAGAATCCAGCAGGGTGAACCAACTTCTTATAGAGAGCTTCATAGTCATTTAAAGACATACCTGTTTTCAAAAGAATAGAGAATATCTGATACTTCTTATTGTCCTGAATATACTTTAAAGACTCAGGCCCAATCAGTGAACCACCAGGCTGATCATTCAATATGAAGATGTTTCTCTTCGGATATGATACCTCGACAGTTTCATTGTAGAATGCTTTGAAGAACTGTTCAGCAGATAACTGTGTACCCTTGTTACGGTAGAACTGAGATAGAAGTCTTGCCATCAACCGTGGGTTCTGATAGAATGAGGACGATTCTAAACCGTCACTGATTTCTCCTATCAAAAGGTCTAGATGTCTGATATCAGTAGACGAAATGTTTCTTATATTAAACAAATCTTGAATTTGTTCATTAAATGAAACAGATCCGTCTTCTCCAGTATACTTGTAATATGACTCGATGAACCTAATAAGGTCGGGATATTGTTCCTGAAAGAACTCAGGAAGTATCTCAGTTACATGACTCTGATGAAACTTAGTATTCGTTCTGTACTGATTAGTAAGGAATTGTGACATTACAATAGAACCTTAGTGACTCCGGAATCGACAGTCCCTTTGGTAGTCGATGCTTCGCTGTCCAGAGTGAAGATGTAGTTTCTCAATGGACTAATTGTGCTTTGGTTCGCGGGGGTTGCACTCACTTTAATACCCTCGCCTACGTACCCAGCCTTGTCCACACGCAATGCACTCAAAAACACCTCACCCTTGGCAGGGTCGTATGAACCTATGTTAGGTATCCGTACAACACCGTTAAGGTCGACTAGTTGTAGTCGAGTTGAACCCAATTCATTCTTAACCAATACGTTCAGACCATCGGACTTGAATACCGTAGTGGTTACTACAAATTCGTCCTTGTCTGGAGCAGATAGAATGACAGGGAAGTTGAGTGTGTAGTCCTGTTCAATGTAAGGGTTGAAGGGAATACCTGCAGCTGCTTGAGCTTCTTCCAAGTCTGCAACCAACTGAGTGATGTTGATTAGTTGTTGTACCTTGACATCCATCCTAGAGTTTAGAATAACACTAGAGAAACTGTCTATATCAGACAATAGGTTCGAACGTCTAAACACGGAATTGAATTGGTTCAGATTAACTGACATGTAACTCTGAATAAGTTCGTCTACCTGTGTCTGTAGAGCTTCCGGAGTTGTCGTATTTTTGATAGGGTCGATGTTGAAGAACGTCTGTAGTTCTAGGTACGTATACTGAGGTTCAACGAACTCGGTATCGATGGACATGATAGAAAGGTTAGAAGTCAATTGACTCTTAATCATATCTTCCACCATTGTCTTAGAAGAATCGTCTACACCGTCTAGGAAGTTTAGGCTGACAAACACTTTACCGTACTGTGGAGGTACATTGTCGTTACCACCCCATGTAGTCACGTCATTGACATACGCACCGTAACTACTTAGAATCAATCCTGTGTAATCGTCTGCGGTGACCAGTCGGTTCTGCGCAGAGTATGCAAGTGGAGCATTCAACTTGATTGACTGGAGAGTCTCAATGTCCGAACCACCCGCTGAGTTAGAAGTTGTGGTTACGTCTATAACATAATCAGTCTCTCCGAATTCATTCAACGTAAATAACTTTGCACCATTTGCGGCAGCTCCGTTGGTTGCAATGTATTCTACCTTAATGACGTTACCCGTCTCTGGTCGAATACCTAGTACGTTACCGTCTCCGAATATAATCTCGTAGTCACCATTGTGGGACTCACGTACCATGTACACGCGTGAATCGTCGGTAATGGTTGCAACCCGTTTGATGTCTAGGTACGCGTTAGACTGGTCGGTGGTACCGTTAGGGAACACGTTGACCAACATCGTAGAAGTGTCTATAGTGCTATCCGGTATCACATAAGGTACATCGATGTTACTATCAGCAAGGAATGTCTTCAACTTGTTCTTACCTTCTACCAGAGTAACTCCAGTGAAGGTGAAAGTATCGCCATCGTTGACCGCACTGTAGTTCTCTGTAGTAAAGAACTCATAGTTGGTCTCATCAATAGATGCGAAGAAACTTGTACCCCTAGCAAGGGTAAATGTGTTTGGTGCAGAGGAAGGTATTGTGATAGAGACATCAACTATCGCACGTGCAGCCGTGATTGACTTAGGGCTATACCCTAGACTCTCTGCATGGGATACAACAGACGAACGCAACTGAGAGGTACTCAGGAACGACTCATTGATAGACATGTTAGCAGTAAGACCATTGATATGGGTGTTGTATGCCAGTACGTCTAGAATGTTAGATAGACCACTCGCATCAAAATCATAGTCCTCAAACTCCCCACTGTTTCGGAAGTACGTTTTTAGTTTGGACTTGATATCATAAAAATCTAAGTCAGAGGTATTAATAGTCATTATCTTGCCCTTGCAATAGTTAAACCTAACGTAACAATCTTGGTGGTATTGACCACACCAAAGATTACCGTTATGTCTGCCGAATTATAATCTGGTTTAATAGAAACCTTTACTTCTCTGAGGTCTGCTCTAGGTTCATAGTTGTTTATGGTAGAACGTACCCGTTCTTCTATGTCGTCCTCATCCAAGTCAGTAGATAGGGAGAACAGTATACTTTCCAAACCCGCACCATAATACGGACGAAATGGCATAGACCCCTTCTCTGTCATTAAGAGGTTCTTTACAGATTGACGGACTGCGTTAGCATCAGTCGCCTTGTATATGTCACCTGTAGTAGGATTCGGTGTAAACGAACAATCAATATCTTTATTGATACGGACAATCGTGGTTGTGATTGGTTTGTTCTGTAAGTTACCGTCTTCTATTGAGAATGCTTTTGCCATAATGGTTAAACTCTTTTTGTACTATTTATACAGAAACCGTAACATCGATTTCAGGTAATTCAGGTAAAGTTAATTCAAATGATGTCGGGATTCCTATCAACTCAAGTACATCGCAGAATGTCAACACTAAGAAGTCAAGTATGGCGCCTAATCCAATGGCATCTAAGAATGACTTAATCTTCTTAATCCACATGAAGATTAGTTCTTTCTGCCATTGTGCGAACCAGTCTCGTGCCGCACGTACCAGTTCATTTATCTGGTCTTCCGGACATAATACATTGGTTTCAATATCACCCCCAATGATATCTAGAAGGGACATCCCGAACAACTCCACCTTTTGGAGTTCATCTATGACGTACCCGTTGACACTAAACTCTTCAAAGTCCTTCTGTAGTTTAGCTATCTTATCGTCAATCTCTTTTCTGGCATCTCCCACCAGATTCTCAGCATCTACCGTGAGTTGTTCTATCTCAGCTAGGATACCATTGGCATAATCTTCGGCCTGTTGTTTGAACGTATCTATTTGTCCACGTATGAACGTTTCGACATCGAACTCTAATAGAGTAGGTAGACTAGGTAGACCCAAGGCATCCCATATCGTTTTGAACGCATCAATCAATGCACCGAATGCTGCCTGTAACGTATTGGTACACCACTTGATTAACTCGTTTTTAAAATATGCCCAAGTTAACTTACCCTTCCACTCATCACATTCAACACCAAATTCTCCGTTATAGTACTGATATCCTTTGGGTACCAGAGCATAATACTTGTCTACCTCATCGGTGATTTGTTTCTTGACGCTCTCTTGTTCTTCCTTCTCTAGTATCTTGAGTAGGTCAACGTCTATACCCATAATGGTTACGGTGAACCCTATCGGTATCACTTTAGATATCAGTTCAAGTATCTTTGCGGGGATGTATATGTGGAACTCATCAATCAGTTCCGACCATGCATCGTTAGCTTCTTTCTGCCAGTTACGTATCTGACCGTTCTGCCAATAGGGTGATAGTATACTGGACTGTAATTCAGCAAAGTCTTCTATCTGTTTAATGGCATCATCTATCTGTTTCTGTACCTCGGCATCCAAGTCTGGGTTCGCAACGGAGTATGCCTTCAACTTGCTAGGTATCATCAGGATATCATTGTACACCTGAACGAACTCAGCCTTGGTAGGTAGAGTTGTACCAGAACATGGAAGTTCAATATTCATGAGTTCAGTTTGACCACATCACCGTTCACATTAACGACAGGTGCGGTGACATTGATTTCACCGGAGGCCTTGATTGTTATAGTTCTAGCCCCAGATTCAGTAGTATCAATCGTCATGTTACCGTCTTTGTCTATCTCGTAGTACGTACCCAACTTGTGTGATTCTTTAATACGTTCAGCACCATCCGTATCATCATACTCTTTGAAGTGTCCAGTCTCTGTCTCGTACACTTTGTTCAATGGGTAGTTCGCTTTCGCCTTCTCGTTCGTGTCCCCTTCTTTGGGTACAGTACCAATCACCATAGGCAACTGGGAGTTCTTTCCATCCAAGAACATGCCGAACACCTGTGTACCCACTAGGATACCTAGGTTCTGTCCTTTACCTTCATGGATACCTGTAGTGACGGGTACAACTATCTGGGCCCAAGGTAGGTCAGCCGGAAGAATATCATCGTATACACCGAACACATTTACTTTGACTCGACCCAATTGTTTAGGGTCTTTCACATCTACAACCTCACCAAGGAACCAACGTGATTGGTCACCATAAAACTCAATAAAGTTACTAGGTATCATCTCACTTCTCCATTAGATAGTTTTAAACCAGACATCGTCACGTAGTACGAATTACGTGATATCGAATGTTTACAAGCAAAGATGAGGAAGTCTCCGGACTTCTTCTTGTCATATACATCAGTATCGTTTTCATCCATTCGGTTACGTAGGAACCTGAGTGATATCTTTTTACCCAACGTGTCGTTCTGATTACCGTCTAAAAAGTCTATACCCTCAACTACAAAGTCAATCTTGCTCTTGGTGAGCATATGAGTCATGGCTCGGTTAATGATGTTTAATCTATACTGCGCTACCCCTTCACTCTCAGAGTACGATTTGTGGTTATGGTGAGCAGAAGTTCCGCCTATCTGACTTATACGCCGACTTTTTATATCAGCAGTGGTATCTTCATATCTACCATTATCAAACAACGGTGTACCCTTGTCGATGATATCATCTTTCTTTAGTGGTTTGATGACCTCTTCATCTACGTTGAATGTGAAGCGGTCTACCTTGTTCTTGGTTACATTAATGTAACGATAGTCCGAACCAATGAGTCCGTCCTGTATTAGTTTGAATAAGTTCTCTGTACCCTTTGATTGAAACCGTACAATGATTCTCTCGCTCTTTGCCGGAGGGTTCTCTGATTCACTTATCTGGCTCTCAGAGAATGTGTAGGGACGTTCCGAGTTCTTTGCTTTTGCTTTCATGAGAGACTTCAAGTCTTTCATCTGAAGGTCACTGTCAACCAACGTGGAGTACAGATAGAAGGGATACCCGTCTGAAGTGGAGGCTCGGTTCTTTACCCAACACATAGCATCAATCGGAGTTAGGTTAGGTACAATGACCTTCATCTGTTGGAAGTCTTCGGAGGATATATCGACTTTCTTCGCGAGAAGGTTAGTGGATATCTTACGGATAATCTGACTAGGCTTACCACTGTACGAACTATTAACATTGTGTAAGTTAGATATGTACCCAATGTCTTCTATTAGATGAAACACATAGAATTCTGATATGTCCGTACTCTTATCGGATAGGACTATCTTATCAATAAAGAATGTTTTGGAAACGGGTACTGTTTCTGCACGGTTGCTCTGTAGTCTGATATGTATCTTCTCACCACCAGCGATGTCCATGTTGGAGACAACACTATCCCTGTCGGTGTAACCCAATATAGCGGTTAGGTAAGGTTTGTCTAGATGTTCGAAGATATCGATATCAGAAACACCGTTCGCTATCTGCGCACTCTGCTTAGAGTCTTTCACTTCAATGATTACAGATTCAATGTTAATCGAATCAGCTGTATTGTCCGACATTACGACCTCAAGGCTTCTTTAAATAATTTCTCTACTGTGTTGATTTCTGTTGGTTTGACAACACGTATCTGTTTCAACTTATCATTCTCTTCCACATAGAAGTCTAGGTTCGTTATAGGTACCGCATTCATAGGTACACTCATATCCGTTAAATCTAAGTCTACGTGTTCACCATCTACCTCATAGTGATGTACCGAAAGATGCCCCTGAGTAGCAGCGACGATAACAACATTTTCATTGATGTCTGTATCGGAGACTACCATCTCGCCTTGTTGAAACGTCTCAACACCTTGAAGTTCCACGTAGATTTGTCCTAGGTCTAGGTTCTTGTGGGTAATGATGCCTACCGCATTACTTATCGCGCCCGTTATAGTGTCCCCTACTGCGAGGATACTGTGTATGGCGTCCTGTGTCGTGAGTACGTGGTCAGAGTAATCCGACTTAACTCTTTCGACAACTTGAGTGTATTCGAGAGGCCAACCTTGTTCACGTATCTTATCATTCATAAAGTAGAACGACCAGTGCATGTGTGGGTTCTTATACAACATGAATGCAGTCTGGTCTGGTCTCTCTCCACCTTGTATGTAATAGTCTTGGTAGAACGAGGAGTTAACTTTAATGTCGTCCAGAATATCTACATAGGTCGCAATGTTTTGTATCAGTGTTGATTCTTCTCCGTTACCGAAGGAATAGAACTGTAATGGGAAATCTTTAAAGTATGACATTAATAACCATCCTCATCCATAATATCGTCTCGGTTCAGGGTTCTCTCTTCCACGAAGGATAGAGATAGGTCAATCTCTACAGGGTATCCATCAGGATGGAATGCCATGCTACTTGAGTTGTAGTTGGTAGAGATTGCCTTCAGATGACACTTCTTCATCTTGGTACCGATACGTTTCTTAACCCCAGCCTCGTTCTCGTAGAATAAATCTAACTGGAACATGTGTGGGTACTTGTACCCTGCATTGATTCCAGCGACGTTAATTGTATCTGGATACGCATAACTACGGAATCGTTTTATAATCTTCTCTACTTCCTTTGCTTCCAACGAAGACTTAGGAATGAACTTGAACTGAAAGGCGAACTCACGAATGTTAACGCCCTTGAATACAGTCCTTGCATTAGGGTTCACGGTTACACCGAACGCAAGAGAGGCAGCATTACCAGTAGTTTGGTTAAACGCAGCTGCGGTTCGTTGTAATGCAAGTCCTGCGGCCGCACCTTGCAAGTTACCGGCAACCATATCTGCTATATTGGTCATCCCTTTCTCGAAACCGGCCCCTAGAGTTTCTAGTATACCTTTACCTTGACTCATCGCAGCTGTGGCACCCGCGCCATAGGGCCCGAGCTCCGGTTGTGCATAATTCAACCCATCCGCTTGGGTCAATGCGATAGGTAGGTACAGTTTAACCATGTTTCCGGTATCTTCTATATTTCTATCGGAGTATTCCATAGGAGACTTGGTGCCATGTTTCTCTACGTACCTAGCATCCATATGGTTCTTGATTCTAGCCTTCTGATCTCTGTAGTCACGATACTCTATTTGATTGTTAGCGAATTGTCTTTCAAGACCCTTACTTTGTTCATTCAACTCTTTATATCTTGCATCACCCTCTTCACCCAACATCTCACTAACTGTAGAGGAGTCGCCTTTTAGAGTAGGAGGCACTACTTCAAATACTTTAAAGGTTATACTTGCACCATATCTCTCTTGGTCATTGAGTGGATAAATCAACTTGTTAGGAGTTGAAGACAATGTATTGAGAGGGGAGGCCTGACCTTTCTCTGCTTCAGAGGGTGAATCTGAGATAGAGTCCCCTATTGAAGTTAAAAATTCTTTGATAGCCATCGGTAAATCTCGTGTTTATAAATAGGTTTACAGTATTTATACATGAAGTTAAGAATGAAAACATATAAAGGTCGATACAAACCAAAGAACCCTGCCAAATATGCCGGTGATGTAGACAACGTAGTCTATCGTTCAGGTTGGGAACGACATGTTATGAGATGGTGTGATGACAGTTCGGACATAGAACAATGGATGTCTGAGGAACTTGTCATCCCTTACATCTGCGAGACCGATAAGAAACCTCACCGATACTTCATGGACTTCGTCATCAAGTACAAGTCTGGTCGTGTTGTCCTAGTAGAAGTCAAACCCTTCAAGGAGACCAAGTTACCTGAACGTAAGCAGGGGAAGTCTCGTAGAACCATTCTAAACGAAGGCATGACTTACATCAAGAACCAGTCCAAGTGGAAGGCCGCATCCGAATACGCGAAGGATAGAGGGTACCACTTCGAGATATGGACTGAGAAAGAACTCACCGCTATGGGTATCATGCCCAAGTCTACCCAACGTATGCGTACCAAAAAACCGTTAAAGAAACTACCTCCGTTCAGAAAGAAGAAAAAATAACGTATAAATAGAAGTACGAATTTTAACGGAATCTACAATGTCCAACATATTTCAACGATTAGAACTACAAGCGTTCCGTGCGGGTATCACACCACGTACAAAAGAATCCCGTGAGTGGTTCCGTAAGAAGATCAAGAATCTCCGCAGTATCAATAGAGAAGCGTTGATGAAAGAAGATCCGTTGAAACAAACGGGTCAAGAAATCGTGGGCGGTATGTACATGTTCTTCTATGACCCTAAGCATAAGGATACACTACCGTACTACGATACGTTTCCGTTAGTTATTGTTGTAGGGCCTGCCGAGGGTGGGTTCTACGGGTTGAACCTACACTATCTACCACCTATCCTACGTGCGAAGATGTTGGATGCGTTGATGGATATAACAAGTAACACTAAGTTCAATGACTCTACCCGATTTAAAATGTCGTATGAGTTGTTGGTTAAGAGTAGTAAGTTGAAGTATTTCCAACCCTGTTTCAAACACTACTTGAACGATCAAGTAAAGAGCAAGTTCGCAATGGTGCCTGCGCCTGAGTGGGAAATCGCAACCTTCCTACCAACAGCACAGTTCAAGAAGGCGAACTCTAAGAAAGTATACTTCGACTCTCAAAAAATGATAGGATAGGCGGTTAATAGATGGCGGGCATAGAACAACTAAAAGGTAAGCTAACCTCTAAGAATGGTATCGCGATGGCAAATCAGTTTGCGGTCACTCTTCCATCTATAGGGAATTTAGACTCTCGTGAACTGAATGTCATATGTAAGGACGTTACCTTGCCTGGCAGACAGGTGATGAGTCTGGATAGAAATGTCGGTATATTCAATGAGAAGATCGCGAATGGATTTGGAGTAGAAGACGTTTCGATAACATTCTATGTGTTGAATGACTACGGTGTTAAGAAGTACTTTGATACGTGGGCAAACACTATAGTGGGAATGTACTACAAAGCAAAACCAGAAGCTTCGGCAGAGGACGCTGACCCCGCAGATAAGGCAGCTGTCAAACAGGCGCAAGAAGAATTTGCGAATAGTCTCAAGATGGGTGAGGTAGGATACAAGAACAGTTATTCGAAATCTATTACTATACGACAGTTACGCAAACCTATCGCACGGTTCGGTTTTGACCTCGGGCCCTTAGAGTTTAATTTCGATGTTGGGGGGGCTTCTATATACAGTGTAGAACTATTAGAAGCGTTCCCTACATCTCTCAGTTCAATCCAACTGAGCAATGACGGACAACTCGTTGAGTGTACAATGCAGTTCTCTTACACCAACTGGAAAGTGATAGACGATAAACGAAGTTTACTTGATGGAAAACTCAATCTAAACTTAGGTGGATTAATTTAATTATATAATATAGGATACATCATGGCTTTACCAAAACTGAATTCAGCACCAACATATGAAATGAAAATCCCCTCGACGGGTCAGAGTGTGGTCTACCGACCATTCCTTGTAAAGGAACAGAAGAACCTCCTCATAGCATTTGAGGCACAGAACCGCCAAGACTTAGTCAGGGCAGTTATACGAACAATCGAGGCATGTGTAGAAGATTCTATCAAAGGAACTCTAACAACATTTGATGTCGATTACATGTTCACTAAGATACGTTCTAAGTCCGTTGGTGAGACTGCTGATATACTCATACCCTGTGAAGAGTGTGACACTAATAATGAAGTGCGGATAGAACTTGATAAGGTAGAAGTCACTGGCGATATGCCTGAGATGTTGATACCAATCAATGACGATGTCACTGTTAAGATGAAGTTCCCGACATACGAGGAATTCTTATCTAACCAGACCCTTCTGGATAGCACGAGTGCAACCGAAGCGTTACTCCAACTCATCGTCACATGTTTAGATTCGGTGTTGACCGAAGAAGAAAGGTTCGCTATTAAAGACGAACCACAAGAAGAAATTGTAACCTTCTTGGAGTCTATGACTGCCGAACAGTTCGGAAAGGTTTCTGCCTTCGCTGCTTCGATACCGGCATTGACCCAAGACCTAGAATTCGCATGTGAATCATGCGACCATACTAATAAGAAAACACTGAAAGGACTTGACGATTTTTTTTGATAAATCTCTCTCATGACACCCTAGCCAATTACTACCAAGTCAACTTCCAACTACTGAATAATTTCAATTACTCGTTGGATGAAGTAGAAGGAATGATACCTTGGGAGAGAGAGATTTACTTGACGATGTTAGTTGACGATATCAACGAGAAGAATCAAAGAGCCAAACAGAAAGGATAACCAATGAGTCTTAAACGAGTATCAGAGAAACTTGGAGAACAGAACGAACTCTTAATGGAGATTGCTCTGGACATCTATGGGTATCTGGATAGTGCAATATCTAAGGTAGAGACCTCTAGTAAAACATTGGATGCTATAAACGCTACCAATAATAACATCTTAAATGTCGTACAATCGTTTCAGACTCAGGGCGGAGATGCCCTAGAAGAAAAGCGCGACAACAAACTGGCTGACAGCAAAATGCTCGCGGCCTTAGAGGGTATCCAGAAGAACACCAAGGGTGGTGCCACTAGCAAGAAGGGTTTCGGAGAGACTGCCGGTAAAGGTATCGGAGCAGGTGTTGGTGCTGGTCTAGGTTTCGCTATGAAAGGACTTGGTGCGGTCGCAACTCTTGGTGCGTTAGGTTTTGGTATCGGTGCATTCTTTACTGGTTTGGCATTAGGTGATAAAGCACAAGCGATGATTGGCACGGATATGTCTGCCACTAAGAAGAACATGATCACTCTTGGTGAAGCATTCGCAGAGACACCTACTGAAGGTCTTCTTGCGATGGGCGTATTGGCAGCAGTAGGTGCAAAGTTTGGTAGTATGAAAGGTGCCCTTAATATGGGACTCTTTGGTGCTGGTATCGGTGCATTCTTTGGTGGTCTAGCATTAGGCGACAAAGGGATGTCCTTACTGAATACAGATGGTTCTGCACTCAAGAACATGATGGTAAGTCTAGGTGAAGGACTCAATGCATTTAGTGGTACATCACTAGTAGCACTAGGTGGTCTTATTGCATTCGGTAGTGCATTCGGTAGTGCAGCTGCTGTCGGTCTTCCTCTACTGGGTCTAGGACTAGCAGGATTCTTTGGTGCATTTGATATTGCAGCTGCGGCCGGTGTCGATGGTAGTGGTATAGGTACAATGTTAGGAAACCTTGCGATTGGTCTTGCACCTCTCAGTGAACTGAATGGTGATAACCTTATTGATGTCGGTAAAGGAATGGCAGCATTAGGTGTAGGTATGGTCGCTCTTTTCGGTGGTAAAGCGATTGGTGCGGTTTTTGACTTCATAGGGAATATATTTGGTGGAGACGATGAGGACATGTTCACCAAGTTATATAATGGACTACAACCTTTATCCACATTGAACGCAGACAACCTTACAGGACTTGGAGATATATCTACTGTCATCGATGGTCTTGCAGATTCTCTAGATAGACTTATCGATACAGACTATGATGCAGTTAATGATTCCATAGGGGATTTCGGTAAGACGATGGCATATGCAATACCTATGCTGGCTGCGATGAAAGGTCAAGGTACCGGAGAGAATCCATATGTGGTTGGTGAAGGTTGGTTTGATGGTCAGAAGAAACTTGACTTCTCGCCAGGCCTAAACTCTTTCTCTAACGAAGATGTGCAGATGATGAATAACATCGCATCCGCAGGAACTCAGATATCTTCTAACTCTTCGGGGCAACAACAGAAATCTACTTCAGCAGGAAACGTCGGTAAGTTGGTCACCGAACAAGCTGCGGTATCTTCTACCCCTCCAGTAGTCATCATGGACAACAGCACAAACTCTTCATCGTCCGGTGGCGGTGGTGGGACGACTGTCTTAGGTGGGCCTATATCACCTTTCGATCTAATGGATCCTTACTTTTCCACACGAGCATAAAAAAAGGGACTCTTTCGAGTCCCCTTCTGAAAAGACCTGTTAACTGGTCTCTTAGTCTTCAGCAGCCATCTGCGCGAAGTATGAAAGTGTGTCATCTTCTTCTGCGACAGCAGCAACAGGGGCAGGAGCAGCTGCGACAACAGTCGGTTCGATTGCTGATCGAATCGGAGCAGCTTCAGCAGTCTGTGCTAGTGCTTCGTTCTTAATAGTAGAACCGGCACCAGTCGCAAGACCTAGTACTGTCTCCAACTTGTTCTTTAGATCGTCATAAGACTTGAACCAGTTTGAGTCGAACGCACTTGGGTAATTAGGAATGATGAACTCATTCAAGTCATACAGTGAGTTGTAAACTGATTCTAATTGAGTCTCATCCGAACCTAGGAATGCAGACGGTGATTTAAAGTCTGACTTATCATAGTTACGGTATCCAGCAACATTACGGATTTTCAGTTCGAAGTCCGCACCAGACCAAAAGTCAAAAGGATTGACCGGAGTCTCGCCTGGGAATTCTGGTTGCATCTGATCCATAATCTTATCAAAGATCTTTTTACCAAACTCGTAAATCATTACCTTGCCATTGTTGGCAGGGTTTGCAGGGTCGTTAATAACTTGAATGTTAGTAACATAGTGTAGACGCCGCTTCTGTCTGCGAGCAGTTTCTTTATCTTCTTCGATACCGGAGTTCCACAGACGAGAGTTTAACTCACCTAATGGGTCGTTCTGACCTAGTGTGGTCAATGAACGTTCGATGTACCACTGTCCGGTAGGGCCTTTAAACGCGTGATCCCAGTAGCGAACCCACGGTAGGTCTTGACCTTCAGTAGCAGGAAGAAAACGAATAACTGCATAGCCGTTGCCCTGTTCATCAACAGTAGGCTTCCACTTGCGGTCGTCTTGGTATTTGTTAGTGTTTTTAGTTTGTCCGGATGCCGCTGATGCAGCGTTGACAAGTTTCGAGATATCCATAGATTTGGATTTTAGATTTGCAAAAGACATAATATTTCCTTTAATATAAACTTAAATATAAACAATGTATGAGATTGCCTCTAGGGCATTACTATTTATACGTCTAGTTGATTCTGTTTTGGCAGAAAATTCAACTGACGTGCTTCACTCTCTAGATGTTCTACGATAGTGGGAGACAGATACTTCTTGATGTCTTCCAGTTCTAGTCCGTTCTTTTCACAGAGATGTACAATGGAATCCATGTAAGTCATTCTGTGTTGGAACACGAAACTCTCTATCATAGCCGAGAATGATTTTTTGGTTAAGAACTTCTCTTCTGTCTTATCATCCATTTATTACCTCAATCGCAGAGATATTGTCCACTCGGAAAGATCTCCAAGATTGCTTATCAATAGCGAATGCGCGTATCACAGATTTATTAACAGAAAATTCGTCTACCTGTTTGACCTTAGATTCAGATAACTCAGGCATATAGTCGGTCTGGAGAGTGCAGGGCATAACCCGTTGCTCACCGTTCACCTTACTAAAGGTAACCTGAAGTACATTGGATCTTAGTTGGTCAACTATTTTATCATAACTAAACATATCGTTCTCCTTAAAAACGGTCGTATTCATCATCTTCAGTGGGAGTTTCATCATCACTGTCCGCGTGGACAGCTTCAAGGAAATCTTCACTACCATCTAATACTGCAATAGTATGTTCGAATGCTTCTAGAGTGGCAAGGACAGCCTTACGGGTATCATCACCTTCATCTAGTTTCACATACTCTTTAGCATAGGTCTCAAGAGTTTCTAGATATGCATGACGCATGTACTCACGTGTAATGAGTTCCACATCATTGCGAGCGTATTGACCGAGGTCAATTAGGTTTTCAATTGCTTGGGACATTAATTCCATTCCTCATTTTTGGTTGCTTGATATACATCGGAGAAAACCGAGTTTACAAAACTTTCCTCATCTCCCCAACGTACATCGGACTTATAGTCTTGACGGTCAAGACCAACTACTTCGTCAGCAAGTTTTTTATTAGACTTACTGACCTTACTATGCTTCTGAACTTTAAGTGCAGCTGCACGAATCATCGCATAACGTACTTCTTTTGATACGGACATATTATACCTCAATTAGTGGTTTGTGTCAAGGGCTAGAACCCATTATTTGGATAAAGTTCTTCTTTGGTCAATTGACCGTATTTCTTTGCTTCCTTCTTCTTATCCACGTGAGTGGAAGCGCGATTAAATTTCCGTGCATATTTCGCGACAGGATTACTTCGCGACACACTTTGTTTCTTTTTCATATCAGTTATCCGAAGGAATACCGGCCTCGTAGTTAACATCACTATCATATGCAAAGAGATTAGACCACCTACGAAGTTTACCTAACTTCTCTTGTCGGGCGTCTTCAACTGCACTATACGATACAACTTCCCATTGTTGTAGAAGTTCTATCATACACACAAGGTCACCCACTTCCTTGGCGAGACGGTCGATGTTATCCTTCTCTTGACCAAATCGTTTAATCTTTGAGGCCTCTTGGATAACCTCAGCACACTCTTCCTGTAGAATGGTGAGCAGCTCAGTTGCAGAGTCATTATGTTTTAACATCACTATCCCTCGTATCTGTCGTGGAAAGGAACCGCACCATAAAAACTCTGTCCTACTAATTCCCTACACTTCTTAGAGAAACGACTGTCAGATGTAGCAATATAAGTACCACCCATCGAGAACCCTTGTGTGTCCTCCTCATATCCTCCAGAAAGGGACTTGACCGCAGGGACGCACTTTATCGTACCCTTAAAAGCACCCTCCTTAATGAAGACGGCCGGACGACCCACAGTGGGTTCAAACGGGCCTTCTACATTCACAACAGTCACCGAAGTGAAGTTGGAACTTACACCACCGTTAGAACAGTCTTTGAACATATCGTTACGAAAAATCTCAGCAATAATACCCATGTTATGCCACCTCCACTGCTTTGTTATTCTTAAACTGAACACCCTCTGGGCCAGTCAACTTGCCTAACATCCAAAAGTCTTCGGCTTGAAGTTTAGAGACACTGTTAGAAAACCCGTCACTCTCATATTCAGGGCCTAACTTATTGTACTGGTTAAGGAAGTCAACTGCTTCGGTAACGGTCTTGAAGTACTCTGCATCATGGTGATTGGTCATCTTTGGTTTTGCATAAAACATAATATATTTCTCTCTAGTAGTTAATTCAATACAATCATTATACACTATTCTGACGAAATGTCAAGGGATTTAACTAAATTATTTCATTTATTTTTAAGGTGGACATATTCGCGTTTCAGGAACCACTTGTACTTTGCAAAGTAATCCTTCGCTTTGTAGTCCGGTCGTTTTCCAGTGAAGGTCTCAACCTCATCACAGTGTTCGAACCACATCTCGTTACACCACATTCGAAAAGTCATACCAGTCATTACGCAGCCTCCAACACATAAGGTTTGCTGTAAGTACCAACGTTGATATCGGTGTAGTGACTTCTGTGGAAGTAGTCAGTCATCATGTCATCTTCACAGAAGAAGTCTTCTCCTTCCATCGCACTCTTCAGTTCAGTCAAGAAGGCAACGACAGTAGGACACTCGTAGTTCTCTTTAATCCAGTAAGGGTTGACTTGAATGTAATCACGAGGGCCATACTCACTAACAGGCAAAGCACCGATGATGTCTAACGCACCACTCTTGATGTTACAGACCAGAGTGCTGTGGTGTTTAACCGCAATACTACCTTTCATCTTGTACTTCTTCAGAACAGCTTTGACTGCGGGAGCTAACTTTTTTTTGTCTTCTTGACTTACATACGCCATAATATTCTCTCTCAACTCGATTAACTAAGTACCTATTATACTTCTTTTTGAAACAAAAGGCAAGCGTTTATTTAAACTTTTTTACCCATTGCCAGAAGTCATTTAAGAACCCACCTTCTTCCCACATCAGGGGGAGACTTTCACCTTGGTGTTTCTCATTTTCCATATGGAGGTTGACATATATAAGGAACAGTAAAAAGGTGAACAGTGCTATACCTAAGATGTCATATACTAGTTCCATTACTTCACCCAAACGTGGCTGTAAAGTTCTGGAAGGTTTTCACAAGACCATTTATCAGTCTCTTTGTAGTTGATGACTCGCACACACTCGTTGCTTGAATTACTCACGTGTACTTGAGGGGCATCCCATATACCAGGCATTGACCAAGCGTATCCAAACAATA